AAATCTAGCTACATCAGTTGGGCTAAATCTAATACGCATGCCATTTTCTAATGTTAGTGTTTTACCGTTAGTCAAAGCACGAGTTGTGTAAGCTGTTTCTCCCAATAGTTCTTCTACATTCCAATTGGTAAAAGGGGCATGAGCCGCAAGTTCTAACACAGGTAGTACATCAACTACCCAATAGTACCTATGATAATTTAAAAACATATCATAGTTAATTGGAATATCAAGTGTGTATCCTGTTTCGTTTAAAACTTTATTGTGATTGTTTGTAGCAACTTCATTATACTTTAAACTACGAATCAAGTCATCGTATACTAAAGTTTCATTTATAGTGGAGTCATTGTTTTTTGCAACCATACCTGGCTGTAATTGATATGGATCAATATCTCTTCCGTCTTGTAGATAGTTGTCATCAATACTAGGAGAGAACGTAGTGGTACTTACTGAGTTGCCAACAAAATATTTAATAGGTTCGAGACTACCACTTGACATAAGTTGCTCTAGTGTACTATCAAAGAATTGTTTGTTTACTGTTGTTTGTAAAATGTCAGGCAATAATTCTGTTACACGTCTGCTACCTTTATGTTCAAGGCTTTCTCCAGGTCTTGTTATCTTAGGAGCAATTATTGGTTTTGATGTGCGTTCGTTCATTAGTAGCCTCCGCCTCCACTGCTGGAACTACTGCTTCCGCTTGTAGCGCCTGAACTTGTATTACCAGTGGAGTTTTCTCCAATAGTTGTTAAGTTTCCTATTTGACTTCTAGTTACAGATATATTACTGCTTTTTACTACTGGCAAAAATAATTCATCACTGGCGCTGGATATCTCAAATAGTTTGATTGCATTGGAAGGGTCAGCAACACTTTCAATAGTAATTTGACTAATCTCTCCAATCATATTATTATGAATGAATGCCGCCATTTCAGTAAAGTAAAAGTCTTCTCCAAAGTCCCAGTTATCAATATTAAAATAAGTTGTAATTAGTGCTATCACACGTTGTTTAATTTCAGTATCGGTAAGTGTACTGTTGGAAGTTTTAGTTACATTAAATTTAGCTTGCAAGTCTCCGCTTGCTATGTCGCCAAACAATAGTTTATATTTTACTGGTCTGTATATCACTTGATCACTGATTGACTTTTTGCTGTTTAATCCATCGAACAAGTCTGTTAATTCACTAATTGAAGGTTGATTGGGTTGTGTCTCAGCTCTTCCATCATACAATGCCCAATTTCTAAACAATGTGTTGTAGCTACCAGTGAGTACATATGTATCAATTATATTTGTAGTCGCAGGATCAATTAGTTGATTTAAATCAGCTATTCTATCATATTGGCAGTGTAAATTTGAAATACCTGATACAACAGTTGTTCCGTTTGTGTTATCTACAATAGAATAATCATAACCTTGAACAGTTTTTGTTCCTAGTTTAATAGTCTCAGATCCAACTATAATATTAAATGCTTCCGGATTATTAGGATATCCATCGTTGTCTGGATCAGCAATGCTCATTCTAATATTGTGAGGATCTGTATATCCATCTGTGTATGTGAAATATCCAAAAGCATTAAACTTGTAATCTGTTCCCAATGGATTTGAATCTATAGAACTTTTTGGATTAATCTTTAATACTTTGAGATTGTCTCTGAGAGGTTTTAATGTTTCGCTACTAAACGAAGCATTGAAGTTTAAATTTGTAAACTTCAACTTGTCAGGGCTACCAAACACATATTGAGTTTTTCTTTGTAGCATCTCCCAACTGGTTGCAGTATGATTAAATCTTATCAACCAACTATTATCTATTCCAGTACTCGAACCGTCTCCTTCGTACTGTCTATTCCATTGACTTGCATCATTTAGTGTGATACTGTTTACAGGTAAATTTGCACCATTGATTACAATCCATTTTTGTGCCGCCGCATTATAACGAAGTCCAAATGTAAGTTTAGCATCTATTTTTGCAATAACACTTTCAAGTGTTACTTCATCTAAATCTGTACTAATTCTTGGAACAATTCTTCTAATTCTACTTTTATCTGCTACAACGGATCCTAATACTATAGCACCTTTACCAGTATTGTCAATGCCAGTAGGTGTACCATTTACATCATCGTCTCCGATGCCGCCTTTATAAAGTTTATCAACTTTAACCCATTGGGTTTTAGCATCAGTAACACTAGCTTTAACAACTGCGCCATTTCCGCCGCCGCCGCTTATTGCAACATTTGTCGATTGATTATAGTTTGCACCGCTAGTAAGAACTGCGACACTTGTTACTTGACCATTTGCTATTGTACAACTTGCAGTTGCGCCAGAGCCTGCGCCTGTAACAGTAACAGTTGGTGTACTGGTGTATCCACTGCCGCCATCAACCACAGCTATAGTAGCAATATATCCCATCTTATATGGGCTTTGAATAAATTCAACTAACCCGTTGATATCAGCTTTCTTTAAACTGTTTGTAGCCATTAGTCCCATACGTTGTACAATACTATTTTGTGTTATATAACCACTACAACCATTACTTCCTTTAGTAATTTGATTGAATCTAAACACATTTGTTTCATCAGTTTGTGTACTATTAAGAACAGTTATCCCTACAGTTGTATCATTAAAATCTTGGAATGCATTATGTGTTGAACTTGAATAGCCTTGTCTACTGTAATAAAAATTAAACAATTCTGGATTAGACAGCATAGGCTTTAGATACTTGTTAAAGATTTGACGACCTGTTAAATTATTAGGCAATGAAACTAAACTTCTATCAGTTACATTGTTTTGATACATGTATACATCATCACTGTACTGTGTAGCATCTGTATAAGTTGCTGTTGGATCGTACAAGTCTCTAAATCTACTGTGTCCGCTGTGAACTCTATTAACACTTTTAATCTTTCTAACATTACCACTAGCTGTTAACGCACCAATTGCATAATCTTCAGCTGTGACTAATCTGTCTTGTGTTGCAAAATATCTTGGAGCATTAGCTTTAATACTGGCTACACTTTCTTTTGCACTTGCATTGGTAACTATACTTTTTAAACTTGCTCTAACACTAGCTGTGTGTATGTTACCATCTCTGCCGGTATAATCAAAAGCAAAGTTAACACTTGAAAAATTGTCTGGTGTTAGTGTATATGATAAATTGGCTCCAGTTCTATACCATACCCTGATAATTCCACGTGGAATGTTACCAAAGTTTCCGTCTGAAAATACAACACTAATTTGATCATTTTCTCTGCTACTAATGCTGTATATGTCTCTAATTTTATTTTGTCTAGCATTAAAAATTGTACTTGAACCAAATAATCTATCAACTCTAGTCCACTTCTTCTGAACTTGTCCAGCACTGTTTATTGATTGAACCCAAACATTTCCATTTGCTATATTATCACTATTGATATCTAACACTAGGTTAGGAAGACCGTTTGTTATATTAAAATCTTTGTATAACAAACTTCCTTGTTTAAATCCCATAAAAAATCCTGTGTTTGCACTGCCAAATCCACTGTTATCGTTTTTGTATAGTATATCGATCTTTCCATATGGATCAGGTTCTTTTTCTTGCAATGAATTTGTTAAGCTGTCAAGTCCTACACTGTGCAAACTAAATGTACTACTGGCTCCGTTTATTCTACCATTAAATTCTCTAACAGCTTTGTTATTTGTACTGTTAGTTCTGTATATGTCATTCTGTACGTTACCTTGTACAAAACTCGAAAAAGGTGATCCAAATTGACTACTACTTTGTAATACTGAATTCATAATAGTAAGAAAATTTTGATAACTGGAAGGATCTGTTATATCTTCAAATTGTACTTTTACATCTCGCAGTGAGTTACCAGATGCATCAAAGATATCCTCTTTGGTACTAATACTATCAATTTTTAAATATCCACTAGCCACGACATTTCTAGTTGGAGTATATCCTAAAAATTCAGCAATACGCAAAGCACTTTGTCTACGATCTGCTGTACTAAGATAGTTTTCTCTTTGTCCTAGATCTGCTCTAAATGCTAAGTTGTGTCCTAAAAATGCAATCAATTCAATGAGTGCTATAAATTCACTACTGTTAATGTAGTCGTTAAAGTTTTCTGGATAGTTTGTTCTAATATATTCAACCATAGCATTTCGTATAGTTTCAAAATCATATGCTTGTAAGTTTGCTTGTGCAAAACTTTCATATGCTACGGTAAAATCTTCCGCGGCAAACAAACTACTCTGTCGTGCGCCTTGTGCCATTATTCCTCACCTGTAAATGTTAAAAACAGTTCTTCTGCTGTACCTGAAGACATGTATGCCATCCTAACCTTAATATTTAATGTATGATCATCTGGCTTAGTAACCAATGTTTCTAATACATTCCATCTAGGATCATTATTAACAATTCTGTCGACATCTTCGGTAGCTTCTCTGATAGTGGATTCGTCTAAAGGTTCAAAAACTAGATCCGGTAATATACTACCAAATAAAGGATTTTGTACTCTTTCTCCACGCCGAGTATAAAAGTGATTCAATAAATCACGTTTTGCAATATCTGAGTCTGTCAGCGTCTTGCTTCCACTAATACTATCTATTGTGCTATATCCAATGTAGGTCACCATACTATTATTTATGGTAAAATTAACTGCCCAGTTTATTATATTTTAATGATTGTTCTAACAATATCGCCTGTATTCATAGCTTTACTAATTGTTAGTGTAAACCCGTCTACTGTAAAATCATAAAAGTGTTGTTGTACAGCGTCATTTATGAATACTTTAATTTTTTCTTGTGGCGTCATCGCAGGCGCTCTTTCCAAAGTAAATGTATTAGTGCCACTAAATGTAAAGTTTTGTACTACCAACGAAGTTTCATATTCTTTTACAATTTGTCTTTGTAGTCCTTCTGGTGTAAAAGGTAGAAAATTTAAAGTTTCAGCATAATAACTAAATCTAGCTCTTTTTAGCTGGTCTGTAGTTAGTATGCCTTTTTCATTAAAGTCTCTGAGTTTGAATACACCATTACTACGTTGCCAAGTGCGAGACTTTGGTCTTCCGTAGTCAGCTAGTCGCAATACAGTAGCACCAATTCTACAAAGAGCTTTATTGTCACTACTGTTGAATATCATATCTGCTACTATATCATACTTTTGTTGTAGTAAAGGATCTGTTAGATCATAAGTTACATCTTTGTTTATAACAGTTAACACTCTCTTAGTAACCCAATGTAACAATATTAGTCCATCATATACACTTTGAGGTATAGTTGTTATGCCTGCATTAATTAATTGCTTTTTAGCAAGAGCTTGTTGCTCATTGAATATCTTTTGCCAATAATCATATGATTCTTGCTCAGTTAATCCTAGATCAAAAAATCCTTCACCGTATGCAGTACCGTTGAATC